GTTCCTCTCCTATTGTTACGAGTTTTTAATACACCCCTTTGGATGCCAGGGTTGAACCCAATACTTAAAGAATGTCTTTACCCAACCTCTTTTAAACATTTGGATTTACCCCTAATAGTGACAGCATAAATATACCAACTAATGCTGATAATTCTATTCCATCTCTAAATTTTTCAAAGTTCATATTTATCTCAGTTACGAAAAAAGAATTTTTCTTTTCCCTATAAAAGTATATATAACCAGAATTGATAATGCTTAATAAAAATATGATATATTTTACTTTCCGTAAAATTCAAGTTCTTCGTCAGCAACACATTGGTCATAAAACTTTTTCAATGGCTTATACATGTTATGAATCTGAACTGGCATAACACCACCAGAATCAAGTACCCATTGAATTTCTCTTGCGAGTTGTCTTGATAGACGGATCTCTTTTAAGATTCTTTCGTCCATAATATCTCCTACTGCTTATATGCAGATATTTTTCTGATCTTAAGATCAGTATCAAATACAAAGTAATCTATTACCTTAAGTGTTTGATGATTCTCTCTAAAGTCGTTTGAAGGATCACTACCTTGTGTCATAATTTCAATATCAATAATAGCACAAGCTGAGTCTCCTTCTATCACAATTTCATCTATGATCGCGGTTATTCGCAAACAGTTTTTAAAGATCGTCTTGTTAGCCTCAATTACATCTTCTATACCTGTCCAATGACCAAAGCTATCAGTTAGTTGAATATCCTTAGAGAACATTGTCTCCAAAGTATCAACATCTTTATTTGAAAATGCTTCGAAGTAATCTCTTAAGATGTCTTCTTTTATTGCGTTATCCATTGCACTCATTTCTTTCTCCATTGCTGTAACCATTTTGAACCGTTTCTTTCAGCATCAATAAAGACACCATTTGTAATTGCGATAGGTACAAGAATTGACATATGCACAATTATACTTACAGGAATTGAATATCCCATGTAGCCCATATAGAACATCGCAACCATTCCAAAGAATGCGCTCCACATAACAAACAATACCATCATAAAGTATGTTTGTAATGAAGGATCTGGTATATGCCTTAACGGATTATACTTTGCATCCATAATTAATCTCCAACTATCTACGGTAAAGATAATTGCTCTTTTCACAAATTTCATGCTACACTCCTTACATGTTTACAATCACCACGGAAGGTAAATCCTTTACAAGAACATTTACCATCCACAATATAATATGTATTCCCATTACTTCCTTGCACAGGAATACCACCAAGACTACCTTTTTCCTGATAGTCTCCAACTTTAACAAACTTACGTCTTGACTTTGAGAATTGCTTCATTGGTGAATTGAAGACTTTGAGTTTTCCACCTGGAGCTTGATAAGCAACAAGTTGTGTTTGACCATTCACATGATAGAAACCATTCGTGATCGTATGATCTCCCCAATCCGTAACTTCTTTCAATATCTCAATCATTCAAAAACTCCTCAATAAGATCTCCACCAGCTTTATTGAACCACACTGCACCTTTATTGGTATAAACTATTACATAATAGAGTGGTGTCCAAACAAGAGCTAAAGGCAAGACCAATAACAATTTACTAACTCGTATCCAATTCACTGACTTGACAGTACTTACAACAGCATCTGCTGCAGAATTATAGTATTCAATTAACGGTCTCAAGTGTTATCTCCATCAAAATATTTTACTTTAGATTTATCGAAGGTTTCTCCATCTTTACGATGTTTCCAATTATAGTACCAACCACCTTTCTCCCAATATAAAGGCATTCCTTTACCTGCACGTTTCTCTTCTTCCATGTGGACTTGCATGTAAACTACATGACCCATAATCCATAGGAGGATAAAACCTCCAGCATATTGTAATATCATCTCCACTATTTCACCCATACCTTATTATACTTCGTAGGCATGTTCTCACAAGAGTACGTTGCCTCATCGGTATAATTTATTACTTTGACACATTCGTTAGTTGAATGTGATACCCAAACATCAGGAGTCGAAGCGTAGACTGAAACACCGAAAACAAATACCAATGATATGATAAAGATTGAAATCGCAGTATATAGAATATCTTTCATTACGCTGCCTCCTGAAAATAAGCACTCAGTTCAGAATAGCTTAACTCTGAACCATCCTCCATTGTGAAGGTTGACTGATAGAATGCTCTACTGTCTGAGTCAGTTATGATCCAAGACTCAAACTTAGTAAGAATCTCCTTTCTCATATAACCCATGTCGGTATTATCAGTCTTCTTGGTTGCGCAGAAGTGTTCTCCATCAAACCAAAGTAAAGTAGGAGTCTCCCACTCTTGAACGTGGTCAGACATTCTGAACTCTGCGTCATCAATGAAATTGTAGTCAAGTACATATTCCTCAGAAGCTTCGTTGGAATACGACACTGCATCAAAAGCAGCTTGCCTAAACTCAGGATCCTGAGCATCAGCAATAGAACAAGAAACGACGAATGTATCGCCACCCTTGAACTTCCAATAAGCATCGGAAACTCCATGGACATAATCCTCATTATGAGCCGCGTAGTTTTCTCTGTACTGTGTCTGAATTACTAATTTCATATCTTCTCCATTAATTTAATTTATACAACCATTATATACGGTTTCATAAAGAATGTCAATAGTTTTTATGAAAATAAACTAACTTTTTTATAGAACTTTTTGTTATATCAGGTCTTCTTTTTATAAGGAGTAAATTGACCATCCTTTGGTCGACCAGTCCTTGCCATTTCAGATTGATAACCATTAATGATTCTATCAAACCTATATGGTTGAACACCTGGTGTTTTACGAATAGCCTTTTTTACTGCTTGTAGTTCTAGATTCCTTTCCTCAGTACAAGGTCGTTTCATTTCTTCATGGACGATCTCAAATAGTTTATAAAGTTGTCTTTCAGTCAATCCGACAAGTAACGCTTTTGCTTCTTTGTCGAAGTTTCTATCTCCACCTTTATTTCTTTTTCTGCCGTCAGATTCTTCGTATTTTGGACTCATTATATTTTTACCTTTGATGTATCTAAAGCCTTCATAAAGTCATTAGGGTTAACATTGCCTACTTCGATTTCCTTCTCAAGGTAATCTATCGTATCAAAAATGGCATCTTCTATCGTCTTTTCAGGAACCCAGCCAATCGCTTTGGCCTTATCAATATTCGCAAATATTGTATGAGCTTCTCCGTTGATTTCATCCATCATATCGTAGTCAAGAAAATCCATTGGAGTCTTTTCTTTGATATAATCAAATATGATCTCTGCTATTTCAAATAACGAATGAGATTGATTCATACCTAAGTTATATGTTTCTCCAATGGTCCTTTCATCTGAAAGACATTGTATGTGGAATTTATTTACATCATCTACATGAATAAAATCTCTCCTACGTGTACCGTCTCCAAATATGATTGGATTATTACCACCAAGTAAACGAATAGCAACTCCTGCGAATAGAGGAGGTACAGTTCTCTTATAATCTTGGATAGGTCCTGCGATATTAAAATACCTTAAAGCAGTATACTTCAATCCTCTTGTCCTTGCATAACTATCTGCTATCAAGGCAACTGCTGCTTTGGAAGCTGCATAGAATGTTGTAGGATCTGAAGAACCTTCTTTATAGCCATCTGCAGGTAGCTCAACGTTTTCGTATACTGCAGATGTTTCCGAAAAGATAACTCTGTCACATCCACTATTTAAAGCTGCATTAAATACATTGATAGAACCAATGATATTCTGTTCAGCAGCATGGACAGGTTCGTTATGGCAGTCATAGATAGATACTAAACCACCGAAGTGAAATACCACATCAGGTTTCTCTGTTGTGAATATTTTGTCTAAAGTATTAGAATCAGTAATATCAGCAAGATAGAACTTAGCTGAATCATGGAACTCTGGTACATAGACCGATTGTGAGAGGTTATCCACAAGTACTACCTCGTGACCTTCTCTATTTAATAAAGGAAGAAGATTCGTACCTACAAATCCAGTTCCACCTGTAATAAGTATCTTACTCATCTACTTCCACCGCCTTTTCTCTAATCTTTTCTGCGATCTGTAAAAGCTCTTCAATTTCTGAAGCGTCATCTACAGTATCCAGTTCAATTTCAATTTTAATTTTCATAACAATTCCTTAGCTGCAATTTCTTCCCATCTTCCACATTGCATCAGATAGATATCTGTGAATGTAAACATCAACAGCACCTGCATTTTGCATTCCACCGATAACATCTCCGTGGTATGTATATCCTCTGAGCTGTCCAGTTCTAAAATGTTTTACTTTGTTGATTGGCTTTCTGCCTTTGAGAGATGTTCTGAATCTGATAGGTCTGCCATGCTTATCTTTTGCATCGTAATACTTAAGTTCTTTATTCATATCTTTCACAAGATCTTTAATCGTTTCAATCTCAAGCATATCTCCTGCACATTGCGTACTGAAGGTTCCTACATAAGCATCTGTTCTAGGTTTTCCATTTTTATCAAATTTCATAATAACTCCAATTATTTTAATTTATACAACTATTATAACATAGTTTCTTTATGATGTCAATAGTATATATGAAATTAAACTAATTAATTAGAAGGTAGCTTACGCTACCTCCGCCATTTCAACTGCAAGATTGAGAGCATCAAGCTTTCTTTTTGCATTGTGTCCGAACCAAGCTGCAGCAGCTCGAGTATCAGCAGACCTTCCCATTTCGTGGTCAGTCATATATGTTACTGAGTTGTAAGCATTCCACCATGTACCTGGAGACATATCAGCTCCTGGTTGAGTATCGACGATTTCTAATGCACGTTCAGCAGTCCTTGATAGGATCTTACCTTCTTGATTAGAAGTACCGAATACTTGCGATAGGAATAACTTGTAAGCTTTATCAGAATACCTTTTAGATGAAAGGAACTCAGCAGCTTGTTGGAATTGCTCTACACGATTGTGTGAGATACCAAGTAACTCTTTAACCATTTCAGGATTGAAGTGATTACGATGAGATAACCTTACTGCAGGTTGACCACGTTCAGTCAAAGCCATAGAAAGAGTATTATTACAAACAACTCTTGTCATTACGAACTTGACATCAATGGATTTACCATATACATGTGGATTTGAGAATAGAAGATAACCTTTTACTTGATCATCGTTCTTTAGTGTAAATCCGTCTTTGACATCGGCAGCAGCGAATACCATTTGACCATCTTTCAATGACCCTGCAGTATCCATGACCATATCACCAGCAGATACGAATTCATTAAAGAATTCAAAAGCATCTTCGTTTTGACATGGTTTCCAATTACCTGAAACATTCGTAAGAATCTTTCCGTCGGATTCACGTACTAAGGCTTCTTGACCAGTAAGTACTTTTTCTCCATTAATTTCTACAAAGGATGGTTGCTTTGATACTTTCCAATCAAGGTTAGCAGCTTTCATCATTTCAATCGGAGTCATATCATCTGATACCGGAACTCCTAGACCATGCCAAGGGATACCTTTTGATTCGCGGTATGCCATTGCAGCTTGTCCATTTACCATTTCTAATTCATGCATAATTTATTTCCTCATTAATATTTAATTTGAACAACCATTATAATCTATATCATAATGAATGTCAACAACTTTTTTCACTCTTCAGTAAATTGTTTAGTCCAGGCAGTAAATACCTCGAACGATTCTGCTTTAGTTAAACCAAAGGCTTCTTGTAAAACCTTCGGAGCTCCAAACATGTTGATGGTTCCACTTGCACGGAGATCATCTAAAAAAGTAAACATTTCTTTAAGCATTGACTAATCCTTTTTTCTTTGCGACTTTAAGAATGATTTCATCCATCTTTGGTTCGGTCATTTCTTCAACCACCGACCAATCTATTTTGTAAGTAGAATTGATGTAAGACATAACACCAGGAAAGAAGTAAGCAACCTTACGACTTACAGAGTTACATCCACCGTTATTAAAAATATCGTAGTAGGCATTAATTGCTCTACGCAAACGATCTATAGCTTTATCTTCAACAGGACCTTCAATAGGAATCTCTTCAGAAAGCTTATCTACGAAACCTTGGTAGGTTCCATTTCCATTCCAGTATGTACCGTTCATTACGCTACCTCCTTAAAGCCAAAGCTATCAACCATAAACATTTTTTCTGTTATCGTATCGACGATGATATCTCCAACAGAAGTACTGTGACCTGACCTGAACGAATGAACAGCATCAGGATCATTCCAAAGATTTGTTATTTCAAAAACATGGTCAAGACTAACTGCTTGAACTTGAAAGGTATCTTCAAACAGTTCAAGATCTGCAGCATCAAATTCATTCCTTTTCAAACCATGCATGTAGTTAAGCTTTGCTTTCCATGCTGGTGATTTTTCTTCAGCTCCACCCCAACCATACAAGTTAGGATATTCCTTTTCAGATTCTGGAACGACGATTTGTTTGACGATGTAGTTTTGCATAATATTTCCTTTTTTCAATTTATACAACCATTATATATGGTTTCATAAAGAATGTCAATAGTTTTATGAGATTAATTTCATTTATTTTACTAGGCAGCCTTTGAAAAGTATCTGCCTCTGCCTTTGTAACCAACTTTTTGAACTGCCTGAAGAGGAGAAGTTATTTCAACCTCAGCAAGGTATTCTTCAACAGTATAGTTATCAACTAAGCAATTGACCCAAGATTTCCAAGGCTTTGCACCGTACTTGAATCTAGCAATAAATGAAGGTTTAACTTTACCTATCCAAGAAGGATGACAGTTAGGATGGACCTCGTTCATTAAAGGTGCATTCTTAAAACCACCTCTATACATTAGGTACATTCCGTCCCAAGTGAATTCTTCTTTGATAAATTTAGTTCCCATATTGATTCTCCATTAATTTAATTTATACAACTATTATAATACAGTTCTTTATGAATGTAAATAGTTTTTGTGAAAAAAGTGTGACTTTTTTAGATTAAATCGTTATATGGATAGAACTGGAAAGAATATGGAATGAAATCCGCCGATTAAGACGGATCCCACGCCTGGTCAAGCATCGATTGAGCCTGACTCTTGAGTATTGGGTCTGCAAGTACTAAGACATCCAATAAGTACTGTTTTTCGTACTTGTAAGCTTTATGAAAAAACTTAGGGTCGTTTGGAATGATTGTTTGACTGTTGTGAATTAAGTCGGCAATCTTTATCGTTTGACTTTCAGCAGGACCCATCGCAAAATGATCGGCATCCATCTTTTTACGGAAGGATCTGTTACCGTCAGATTGCTCTGAAACGTTTGTGCAGTAATGAACATACTCTGCTACCGTTGTTCCGAAGGTATCTTTAATCTCTGTAAATGTTACAGGAGTATCTTCAACAACATCATGCAATAAAGCAGCAGCTACCATCTCTGGTGTATGGTCAACTGTTTCTACAATTTTTGAAACGCCGATAGGATGTACAGAGTAAGGTTCTCCGGTATACTTTCGTCGTTGTCCTTCATGCGCACGAATGGCTAACATCAAGGCAGCTTGTATTAATTGTTTATCGTTCATAGTAGTTATTATATACTATTTATTTTGAAATGTCAATAGTTATCTATTGGTAAAGTATACCATAAATTCTGAAGGAAGGTTATGCCAATTGTTAGCATATATCTCTTTGTCGTTCCACATACCTTTACGATGAGATTCGTTTTGGTATTTAACTTTACCTTTATCTTCGTAACCTTTTAGGAATTCGTTTCTGAACTTAATCATATCATCATTACCAGATGGATCATGACGACGATGTATTTCAACTGCGATATGTCCAACATTCTTGTAGATCCAATCAATGTTTTCCTTTGTTAGAATATCGTATTCTCCACCTTCACAATCTATCTTGAGGAAATCAATTTTCTTAATGTCGTAAAATTCAACGAATTCCATAAATGTAAGAGGTTTAAAATCTCCTGCACTTTCTTCGTCGTAGATGTGAGTGATATGTTCAGGCTTATTCATAATAGCAGCATGACAAGGAACAACTTTAGATTCCTTTTCATTGATTACATAAGGACTTGTATTTTTCATTGCTGTATGAAGAAGGTGTTTGTTTGGTTCAATCATATAAACTTTACTTGCACCAGAATCTAACGCGAGACAACTAAACATACCTACACATGTACCGACATCAACTACAACATCTCCAGGTTTAGGTTGATCCCACCATTCGTAATCCTTATTAATAAAGAATTCATTTCTCATATTAGAGACATGATCCATGTCGAGGAATCCCATGTCCATGTTAATGTTAAGTGTGTTATGATTCATAATATAGTCCTATTGTTATTAATGGATAGTTTGGCTACCTTGAGCAACTAATCCATCTATCATGTCAAATGTGTGTTCAGTACCAAATCCTGCTTTGATTAGATCTACTACTGTTGGAAATTCTGTGTCTGTTTCAACTTCATATGTTTGAAGATTTCTTGCTTTGCGTGGTGGGAACATATCTGAGATATATGTATGGGCGGCACGTTCTGTTTTAAAGGAACAAGCAGTGGTTAGACCAAATGGATTGTTGGCTGCAAAACATGCATAGATTCTACCATCGTCTTCCATTCCAAGATCATATCCATTATAAGTACCTAAGAATACACCCATGTTTGTATCAGATATTATGTACCGTCTTTTCTTTTTCATACAACTCTTTATATGTTTCTCTTACTGCTTTAAAGTGGTCAATATACTCGGTTGTATCAAACTCAAATACTTGAGGTTCATTACCGTCTACTCCAATAAAGACCACACCTTTCTTCACCTGGTTACCAGTCATTTCTTCGAAGGCTTTCGCGTAAAAAGAAACCTGCATATAATAATTTAATATCCATTCTTCTTTCTTTGGTCTTTTTGATGTTTTGAAATCAACGACCGCGAGTTCTCCATCCCATTCAGCAATACAGTCAACTTGACCTGCTGTTTGGAGATCGTTTGAATATAAGAAACACTCCTGGTACCAAATATTATTTATTCGTTCGTCAAGAATTGGTTTCATTGTATTGAACATATGTATATTCGCAGGCATATGCTTTTTAGAATAATCAGGATCATTATCTAAATAATCTTCACAGAGTTTATGAACTGCAGTACCACGTCGAGCGGCTTGAGTTGAAATACGATTGGCTTCTTCATGTCCAACACGGTCACGCCATTTTTGAATATCCTCTTTACCGAGAATACCTAATACAGTTGTGACAGATGGATAACCTTCACCAGATGGAGTTTGGTAAATACGTTTACCATCCACTGAAGCTCTTGTTAGTTTTTCGAGGACAGGTGCCTCTGAGTTATGTTCAAATAATTTCATAATATATTTCCTAGAAGTGAAAGGGGACCCGAAGATCCCCCTTCGAGTTTAAGCCACGAGTTGTGGTTTGAGTTCTGTTCTCTCCTTTGCTATAATGTATTCTTTTACTAAACCACTTCTAACAATGTCTTCAATTCCAAATTGAATTACTTTGAAAGAATGATCCATGCGTTGGATTACTTTGAGAAAATCTCGAAGTCCTGATGTATCGTGTTTGTGTCTAGTTCCGGCAAGATCATCTTGTGCTGTATCACCGCAGAATATAATTTTTGACGAATCTCCGACTCGTGTAATAATACTATCGAGTTCGTGATAAGTCATACTTTGACATTCATCTACAATTATGATAGAGTTATCAAATGTTAATCCTCTAACGAACGATGATGTCATAAACTTAACTGAGCATTTTTGTTTGAGTATTTCCCAAGCATCTCCTCTGCCAAATAAGTTATTAGTAATATCCGCGTAGGGTACCGCGTAGACGGCTTCTTTTTGAGCCTGAGTGCCTGGCATAAAACCTTGCTCTCTTGTCTGTACTGCTGAACGAACGATTATTACCTGGTCATAATTATCATCATCTAAAATATCACAAAGACCAAGATATAATCCGCACATTGTTTTTCCTGTGCCTGCTGTTCCAATTGCAGCAATATTATACCCAGCGTTATAACTGTCGAAAAATTCCTCTTGAGTCGGAGTCAGTGGCGAAATATGATTCATGGAAAATTTACTATCCATGCGTTGTCCATTTTTCTGCTTAATCTTCCTTTTCTCCTTCGGTGATAAACGACGTTGTCTTGACATAAAACCTCCTTTGCATTAACAAGGAAGCGATCTGAAAGATTACTTCCAATCGTTAATTTTGTTTCCAGTGTATGATTTATTGTTTTTCATTGATGTAAGTATATCACGAAAACCTTGGTCGGGTTTCATCCGTCCAAGTCGCGCCGCATCACTCAAACCGGGCGCGGTTAGAATAATTGTTTTTAATTGTGGGTTGTCTTTGAGGTATTGTTCTCGAGATGAGATAGACATGAACTTTTCAAACTGTTCACCAGTGTTTGTATCTTCAAAGATATATGTCGGCATTAAATTCCAATCCTATATTGCATAATAGTATTTATACGATTGATTCGTAGATTTCCTTCCAATTCTTAACTTTTACTAAATTATTATTTTCGTAATCTTTGTTAAAGTCATGTTCAATTAGAATAGATCTCAAACCTAAATCAAGTCCGCATTCAGCATTTGAAGGTTTATCTTCAACCCAAATACAACCACTATCTTTGTAAGGTAATAGACCGTCGTCTTTATCGGCTCCGCAGTCCAAACATACCACTCTCTCAAATACATCTTTACCAAACAATCTTTCGAGATTTTGTTCTCTTAGTTTGCCGGCATAGTAATCAGTACTGAGACTAGTAATACAATGAAAAACATAACCTTCAGAATGAAGTTTTTTGACATATTTAATTGCGTCCCTTAGTCCTGGTAAAAATCCTATTCTTGCAGACTCATTAAACTGTCTGACAAGTTGTCTTGATTGTTCCTTAGTAATACCAAAGGTTTGTGCTACGTCGTAAACACCTTCTTCAATAACGGTATAACCGTTTTCATTCATAAACTTATAGAATGCATACTTCCAATCAAGTAGTACACCGTCACAATCTACAAGGATCAATTTTTCTGCTCTGTGATCCATTTATTTCTCCATTTAATTTAATTTACTAGAATATTATAACAAAGAATCACAGTAATGTCAATAGTTTTTATGATAAAAAAGTCCTTTTCTCAGACATTTTTTGTTTACGTGTGGCAGATCGAGTTGCGTTCTTTTGCTTTTCGCGCTTACGATCTTCTTGTTTGATACTTTTCCATTCGTCGGAAGAGGCGGAAATTTTAGTCCGCTTAGCCATGTGGTCCTACCTTATTTGAAGTTGAGTGGGTCGGTAAATATAGTTGGAAACGCAGTTTCAATTGTTTTCTTTGTTAATCCTTTAATCGGAGTATGACTAATCAAGTTCTCTGAAAGCAGAAGTGCATCTGCAGGATAAAGATCTTCCAACAATTGAATGAATAACATTTCTCTTCTATTTTTGTTGAGGTTGTCATAACCACCACCTTTGAAGAAAATTCTCAATCTTCTTGCTTCTCTATATAACATAGTATCAAGGTCAATTAGATTATTTTCCTTAAATGGTGGTTTGCTATCAGGTACCAAAAATTCAATATCTTCATCGTATATTAAACGAAGAACTTGTCTTACTGGTACTGCGTCGTGTTTTTGTAAGTGTTCGACTTTAGCTTTAACACTTTTGAGTTTAGCTGTAGCATTTAGAATGTCAGCAATTGAGTCTCTAATCATAATTAAAAGTCCTGTAGGTCGCCGATTAGATTTTTCAGCTTTTTCTTTACGAAGTAATTGAACAGATGACCTCTGCCAACTTCTTCTTGGTTATTATAAGCCTCGAGAATATTATCTTTATATTCCTGAGGAATCATTGTAAGGTCAATCATTTG